TACGAGACCGTGACGGGATCCGGCGTCGCGACGATCTCGGGACGCACCGTGCAGGGCGTCCTCGCGACCAACGTCATCTGCCCGCCGGAGGGGAGCGACAGGCTCTCGGTGTCGGGCGACGCGAACGAATGCATAGCCGCCGTGCTCGAGAACGTGGGGCTGGGCCTGCCGTTCCAGGTTGCCGCCGGCGAGTCGGGCGTGCGGGTCGACTGCGAGCTCGACCGCTTCGTCGACGCCTACGCGGGCATCGCGTCGATGCTCGACGCCTCGGGCGCGAAACTCATCGTGGAGGTGTCCGGAGCGCGCGTGACGCTCGGCGCGGCGCCGAGGCGCGTCGAGGTCGGATACGACGGCGAGACCTCACGCGTGCGCGTCAGGAGGTCGAGGGCGGTGAACCACCTCGTGTGCCTCGGGTCGGGCGAGCTGCAGGAGCGCGAGGTGATCCACCTCTACGCCGACGAGCACGGCAACGTCGGCACGACGCAGAGGATATTCGGGATGGCCCACATGGCCGCCGTGTACGACTACAACAACGCCGATGCGGCCGAGCTGCGCTCCGAGGGCGAGAAGAAGCTCTCCGAGATGCAGTCCGCCGACGCCGCGAGCATCGACGACGCCGTCGCGGGGGCATGGGACGTCGGCGACGTCGTGGGCGCGCGCTTCGGCGACGACGGCGCGGTCGTCAGCGAGACGGTGAAGGAGAAGATCGCGCGCGTGAGCGGGCGAAGCGTCGTCGTGGAGTACAAGACAGGCTCGAAGAACGAGGGCGGCACCATCACGGGATCCGCCGAGTCCTCCGGCTCCGGCGGCGTCTCCTACGTCGCGGGCGACGGCATCAGCATCGCGGGCGGCACCATCAGCGCCGACGTGACGCAGGCCGACCTCGACGTGGTTGCATCGACGGCGGACGACGCGCGGAAGACCGCGAGCGACGCGCAGGCGGCGGCGGGCAGGGCGCAGCAGACGGCCGACGGCAAGGCGGACGCGGGGCACAAGCACAGCGCGTCGGACGTGACGAGCGGCGTGCTGCCCGTCGCGCGGGGCGGCACGGGCGCGACGGACAGGGTCGGCGTGTGGAACAACGTCATGATGATGGAGCTCCTCGACTGGGAGACGGTCGATTGGAACACGCTCACAGATTCAGGGTTCGCGAGGAACACGAGCTTATCGGGTAAAAACGCGCCGCCATGCGGCTACACGTATGGCATGCTCGAAGTCGCGAGGTCGAACATCAACCCCTCAGCGCAGTACTTAATACAGAGATGGACGAGCGACGGGATGCACGGGTCCTACGTCAGAAACGGGTGGAAGGAATCAGACGGAAGTTATTCGTGGAGCAGCTGGAACAAGCTCGCCTACGAGCAAGACGTCGCCCCGAAGTCGCACAAGCACTCCAAGGCGGACGTAACCGACTTCCCAGCGTCCATGCCCGCATCGGACGTGAGCGCGTGGGCGAAGGCCCCGACGAAGCCGACGTACACCGCCGCCGAGGTAGGAGCCGCCGCGAAGGCGCACACCCACGCCTGGGGCGACGTGACGGGCAAGCCGACGACTTACCCGCCCGAGGCGCACACGCACCCTTACGCGGGGTCTGCGTCGGCGGGAGGGGCGGCGGCGAGCGCCGTAAAGCTCGCGACGCCGAGGAAGATCGCGATCACGGGCACGGTGAGCGGAAGCGCGACGTTCGATGGCACGACGGATGTGACCGTCACCGTCACGGGAGACCAGGCGTCGGCGGGCTTCCTCGCAGCGCACCCAGTCGGCTGCTATTTCGAGACGAGCGACCCGGCCGACCCGGGTGCGACATACGGCGGAACATGGACGAGGGTGCCGAGCACCGGCCCCCATAAATGGCACAGGGAGGCATGATGGCCAAGACCGACAACATAACGAAGTACACCTGCGACCGCTGCGCGAAGAGCGACTACCTCGTGGCGGACGACCCGAGGAAGAGCGACTGGCGCGAGATCAACCGCGTGACCGCCGACGGCGTGACGGCGAGCAGGCTGCTGTGCGCCGACTGCAACAAGTCGTACAAGTCGCTCGTCGCCACGCAGGACGCGGCTTTCAACACGTTCATGGCGGAGGTGGGCTAATGGGCGAGATCGCGATCGTCACGGGCTACACAGGCACCGCGCACGTCAAGTCGATGCACGACCGCTCGCGCATCGCAGGCGTGGTCGGGACGGACGCCTACGTGCTGCCGACCGGCAACAAGCTCAAGGCGGAGATGCAGAACGCCAACACCGTGCGCGTCCTCGACGGCGACCTCGTGCTCCAGGGGTGCCACGCGACCATCGAGGCGGGCACGTACCAGGACCTCAAGATCGACAACGGCACCCAGGGAATGAAGCGCCACGACCTCGTGGTGGCGCGCTACGAGCGACGTGCTCAGGACCCCAAGACGGAGAGCGTGACGCTCAAGATCGTCAAGGGCACGCCGTCCGCCTCGCCTGCGGACCCCGACGTGGCGACGGGCGACGTCCTGGCGGGCAACCTCGTCTCCGAGGTGGCGCTCTGGCGCATCCCGTTGGATGGACTCAACGTCGGCGATCCCATCGCGCTCTTCGACGTGCTGATGCCCATGAGCGAGCTCGCTGCCGCGACGAGTGCCGCCGTGAAGAAGACGAAGGTCGTGAAGACCAACGTCACCACCCGCGACGGCTCGACAACGGTGCCCCTCTCGTGGCCGGTCGACGTCTCGCGCGTCGTCGCCGTCATCCCGACGTACACGTGCCACGAGATATCCGACCGCATCGTGGTTTCGGATTGGAGCGCAGAGGGCATCACGGTTCGCGCGGGAGCGGCGCAGCCCGTGGACTTCTCGCTGTTCGTCCTGTACGTGTAGGCGGTGGAACGTGACACAGCAGCTAATGACCATCGCGGGCTGGGTGCTCGCGCCGGTGTGCTCGGCTCTCGTGACCTACGTGATCACGCAGCGCAGGTACAAGACGGCCCACGACGAGGCGATGGAGCGGGGCATGCGCACGTTGCTCAGGCAGCAGCTCATCGACTACCACCGCCAGTACGTCGCGAGCGGCGGGCCTTGCCCCGTGCGGATCAAGGAGCAGGCCACGGCTGTGCACGACGCCTACCACGCCCTCGGCGGCAACGGCACCGGAACGCAGCTGTGGCAGGAGATCATGGAGGCCCATGTGGTCTCGGAAAAGGAGAAACGAGCATGAACATCAATTGGAAGGTTCGGCTTAAAAACAAGGCGTTCTGGGTCGCGCTCATTCCCGCGGTCCTGCTTCTGACGACGCAGGTCGCGGCGATCTTCGGCATCACGCTCGACTTCGGCGTCCTGCAGGAGCAGCTGATCGCCGTCGTGGGAACCGTCTTCACGCTGCTGGCGATCCTCGGCATCGTGGTCGATCCCACGACCGAGGGCGCTGGAGACAGCCTGCAGGCCCTGGGCTACGTGCATCCTAAGACGCTCGACGAGCAGGTCGTGGGAAAGTGAGCGTCATCGAGGAGAGGATCGTGGCTTGGGGCCACGGCCATCTAAGCCCCTCGTACCTCTGCGTCCACTCGACCGATAACCCAGGAGCCACGGCCGCCAACCATGCGTCGTATTGGTCTGCTGGAGGTAGCGACTACGCGGTGCACCTGGTGAGCGACTGGGAGGAATGCCTGCACACCGTGCCGTACGACCGCCTTTGCTGGCAGGTCGGCAACGGCAACGCCCAAGTCGAGGGCATCGAGATATGCGAGGCGGAGACGCTGGAGGACTTCGAGCGCGGCGTGCTGATAGCCGCGCGCGCGTGCCGCGAGCGCCTGGACGCGCACGGCTGGAGCACCGACAACCTGGTTAACCATGCGTGGTGCTCGGCGGTGTTCGGCGGGAGCGATCACACAGACCCCATCCCGTACTTCGAGCGATGGGGCTACAGTTGGGGCGCCTTCACGGCGCTGGTGGAGAACGGAGGTAACGACATGACACCCGACGAGATTTGGAGCTTCAACAACGGCGGAGACCCGGGCGAGCGCAACGCATGGCGCAGGTTGTGCGACATGCACGAGGCGGTAAGCGCGTGGTATTACGGTGCAGACGGCAACCAGGGTTTGCTAACCAACGTCTACGACACCAACGCCAAGGTCACGCAGATGCAGGTCGCCATCGAGGCGCAGGCGGAGGCGATCAAGGCGCTCGCGACGGTGCAGGGGGCGGACCCCGAAGCGGTAGCTAAAGCGGTCGCCGATGCCGTGGCGGCGAAGCTGGAGACGATCAGGCTCGATGTGGCGATCGGCTAGCGTCGCTTAGAGTATCAAAGTGTACCTTCGCGTCCCACATCGGACGCGCGAATCTGATACGTATCGATGTATAATTCACTGATCAGGTTTGATCAGATCTCGCCGCGTCCCTACGGGGCGCGGTTTTTTAACTTGCAATCAATGCGAATCCACCGTAAATGCCCTGTATATACAGGTTCTCACACAGTTTCACACGGTCAGCCATTTTCATTATTCTCCCAACAGCAAACACGCCTCATCACACTTGCGGATGGGGATTCGAACCGAGAGGTCATGCGCCGCTCGGAAAACATGCCTCATCGCCGAGCACCACGCAATCCGCGAACGTAGGAACAGTTCGCAACAGGCGTTCAATCGGCTTTTCAGCATCTATCGCAAAGCCGGCATGGTCGAAAACAGGCGATGTGAGCCTTTTCCCCTCACCAAAGACGGAATACGGTCGAGATTCAGCGATATGAGCGATTATCAGTTCGCCATACAAGGCGAAATTAATCAAAACCGCACACAACATGCTCTCATAGACCACGGCAGAGCTCACAACGCCGATTTTCGGCCAAGGTGGTGCAAAAGGCGGCTCTTCGCAATACCCGCCGTTCACTCAGCAGGCTTGAAGGTATCGCGATCGGGGGCGAACGACTGCATCGCCTCGATGGTGCGCGCGAACAGCTCGTCGAGCTCCCAGCCGAGCATCTCGGCACCCGATCGAATGATGTCGCGATTCACACCCGCCGCGAACCGCTTATCCTTGAACTTCTTCTTGAGAGACTTCACCTCGAAGTCCATAACGCTTTTGCTCGGGCGCATCACGATAGCGGCGCCGATAAGGCCGGTGAGTTCCTCGGTGGCGAACAGGATCTTCTCCATCTGAAGTTCGGGCCTGGGCAGATCGGCGTTGAAATCGGAGGTGTGACTTTGAATGGCGCGCACCAACTCGGGCGCGCCTCCCGCCGCCTCGATCAGCGGCGCAGCGTAAAGCGTGTGCTTCTCGGGCTCATCGGCGTGCTCTTCCCAATCGAGGTCGTGGAGCAACCCGACGATCCCCCAGAACTCCTCGTTTTCGGGATCGTACTCACGGGCGAAGTAACGCATGGTCTGCTCCACCGTCTCCGCGTGCTCGATATGGAACTCTTCCTTGTTGTGCTCCTGCAACAACGCGAACGCGGTGTCGCGCGTCATACCAGCTTCAAGTTTCGCCACGAGATCTCCCTTCCACCGCGCGCCACGAGGCAGGATCCCGCCCCTCATCAGGCGCGATTAAAACACGATGCCCAAAGCGTTGACGGCCAGGCCCCATGCAACGCCGGTAACGTAGAGTATAGCGACTATCGCAAGGTTCTCCTTCGCGTGACGGTTCGTGCGGACGAGAACCAAAAGGCCGATGCCCGCCGAGACGAGCAAGCCGGACAACATCGCCCCCGCGCCGAGAACGCCCTCGACGTAGAGCTGCGCTATGACCACGCTCGCCGCGCAGTTGGGAACGAGGCCCACAAGCGCGGAGGCGAACACCGCGAGCACCGAGTTGGAGCCGACGAACGCGGCGAGAGCGTCCTCCCCCACCGTTTCGAGCACGCCGTTGAGGACAAGCGTGATGACGAAGATGAACAGCGTGACCTGCGCCGTGTGGACGAGCGCGCTTTTCGCGATGCCCTTCCAGCCATGGTCGTGATCGTGACCGTGATCATGCTCGTGGTGCTCGTGGGTGCAGCAGCTGCCGCAGTCGTCGTGATGCTCGTAGACGAGCGCCGGGTTCTCCTCGCACGTCGCGCAGTCGCCGCCGCAATGGCATTTGTCGCGCGCACACAGCTCGTGAATGCGCAGGTTCTGCCTGTCGCGGCGAATCAAACGAAGCGCCGCGTCGACGATGAAGCCCATCACCATGCCGATGATCACCTTCGCGCCCATGACCTTCACGACGGTGCCGATCGGCACCTGCTCCGCCAGGAAAATGGGCAGCATCTCGTCAGACGTGGACAAGAACACGGCGAACACCGTGCCAAGCGTGATGACACGCCCCGCGTACAGGGTAGCCGCAGCGGCGGAGAACCCGCACTGGGGAATCACGCCGAGCAGCGAGCCGAGAACGGGGCCTGCGGCGCCCGCGCGCTGAACGGCCTCCTGGGTGCGGCCGCCCGTCTTATGCTCGAGCCATTCCATCGCAAGATAGGTGACGAAGAGAAACGGTATGAGATACAGCGTGTCCTCGATCGAGTGCTCGAGGGTGTGCATGACGATATGTGTGATTTCTTCCATAAGCGCGCATTGTAATGCAACGAAATCGTGTCGCGCGCCGAATACACGAAGGAATACAAAAGCGTCGCACCGCATCGGCGCACGGCGCCGGAAGACAAGAAGGCTCGCAGCGACATTGCTGCGAGCCTTTCGAGATTAAAGCGCGGGAAGGCTAAAAGATCTCGCCCGTCTCGCCGAACAGCGCCTCGTCGGAAAGGCGGGGCGAGGCGCGATGCTCGCGGAAAAACGCGACGCGCGTGTGGTTGGCTATTTTCGCCAAGCTGAGAGAATCCAGCCGATCGCCCTCAGGTTGGCGAACCGCGTAGAGCGCGAGCCCCACATAAGAGCTTCCAAGCATTTCCTCGAAGCACGGCCTGAACCTGTCATTCGGCACGCCCTCGTCGACTTCGTCCGATACGGCGCCCTCGGGAACGCCCGGCGTGTACCCCACGTCCTTGCCCGTGCGGTATTCGTTAGGCCGCTTTCCGTAGTTCGACCACGCGAGGATCGCGGGAACGCGAGAGTCCTCACCGCTGTCGGCGGGGCGGAAGATATCGCAATACAGCTTCGCCCCGTCGCGCATCTCAACCGCGACGTCCTGCTCGCAGATAACACCCGGCGCCGCCTCGTAAACCCGCGGGTTGAACGGATAAGGCTTCGCCTGCGCTTTCTCCTCCTCGCTCATATGCCGCCATTCCTCAAAGGGAACGGGTTTGAGCATCTGCATGTAAATCTGATCGTAGGTCTGTCCGCCGAGCATCTTCCTCACCATGGTCTGC